GACAATCCCGTTGCGCGTAGTGCTATTAACCTAATGCTTGATGTTATTAATGAAGGCCGCAGTTCACCTGTTACTCAATTCTTACAAGACAACAGACAGCTTAATGGCATAGAAAACGGCACACAGATTATTGCTAGCTTTAGAGATGGTAGGACAGGATTGCCATATGCGTCAATGCAATTTAGAGTACTTGATAATGGGCTATGGTCAATACACCAGTTTGTAGGACCGGGCAATAGTGAAATTGTTGATAGCGCTAAACGCGCAAGAGATATTGCGAGCTTCTTAAATGCTAATAGACATAGCATTACGACTAATTACGACACTACACATCTTATTGCAAACACAAACGCTAATGTTGTTGACACGCTACATGAGCAGTCATCTTTTCAAATTGCGCAAGCATTAGGCATTCCATCAAATGAAGCTTTAAAATACGACTTTTATGATGGCGATCGTAGATTTTTGACTAAGCCTGAATTGCGTGAAATGTACGATAAACTGCAACAGGGCGCGCCTGCAACTGCCAAGTTAACGCCTTCATTGGTTAACCCTTCACAGCAATGGGAATACACAATTAATCAAGGCGTGCATGATTTAGCGCATGAATTAGGTCGAGCAAGAGTTGACAATCGTATTGCTGAGGAAGCTACAACAGCGTATAGTGCGTTAATGCATAGTGGTTACACGTGGGTTGTTAATGATTTGTTTGCTCGTGCGCCCGATGCGCACGTCAATGCAATTAACGTAGGGTTGGAAAACTTATACACTGAGTTGTCTTTTTTGGTTAATGCTGTTCGTCCGGATGAAGACAATCCCGTTGCGCGTAGTGCTATTAACCTAATGCTTGATGTTATTAATGAAGGCCGCAGTTCACCTGTTACTCAATTCTTACAAAACAACAGGGAGCGTCATTCGCATTTGGTGCCAGGCCTTCCCACATTTTCTGAAACGCTTAATTGGTTCTTGCGCAATGTTGTTAACAGCCCAGACTTTTACAAGACTGTTGATGAGATAGCAATGTCAACACTTGAAGGTCTAAGCCACGCCGGTCTTACATTAGAAAGCTTTTACCCTTCGGTTGAAGGCAATGAAGTACGTAGAGTTGTTCAGCAACTGTTAAGAGAGCATCTTGAATCAGATAATCCTGAGTATAGACATCGTGTGCAATTAAGTCTTGAAAATGTTGTCAACAACAATAATGCGCAACAAGGCAGCATTCCAGATCTCATATATGCTTTACTGGAAGAAGGCATAGATTACTTGCCTTTGTATGAAAGGACTGCGTTTGCGTATGCAGCTTCTGAACTGGTACGCTATTTGCAAGCAACGTACCTACATAAAGATTTTAATGGTAAGGCGCGACATCACATAGATACGCCTACTATTGACGCGTACATTAATGATCCGGCAAATGTTGGCGCTTTGCACAATCGTGAAATAGCTACGCCTCAGCGATTTGCACAAGCACCCGCTCAACAAGCACCTGTTCAAGTTGTGGATATGGATATTCCTGAAGAGCCTTTAGTTGATGACCAAGGCAGGTTGCTTGCTGATTTTGAGCCTGAGCCTGAAGTGCAAATGCCTGAAGGGCCGGGTATTGTTATTCGTGGTCGTAATGAGCAACCTATTCCACCTCTTGTTGGGCCTGAGGCCGACGCGCAGCCTGCGCCGCAACCGCAAATACAGCCTTTGGCGCCTGTGCCAGTAGAAATACTTAATATGGATATCAATGAGCTTATAAGGCGACCAGATATTCGGCAGTTTGACGATGTTGCGGCGGCTTTTGTAGCACTTAGAGATCAAAACAGGAATGATCCAGTAGCGCTTAATGCACTACCAGACATCATTGCGCAATATGCCATAGGGCCTTGGGCGCAACTTAATGACGTGCAGCGCGCATTACTAAGACGATTTATTGAAGAATTTATACAAGAGCAAAATGAAGTTGCACAACGGCGGCTTGAGCGGTTAGGAAACAACGACGAAGACAATGATATACCATTTGCGCAAGGCGGATTGGTTGAACGACCACTTACGATTGACGATATGAAGTATGCTCTTATGATGCGGAGTGCGTAATTATGGCTACAGAGATGCCAATTCCTCAGGAATTTAATCGCTTTATCAACCCGATTGTTGACAGTGAAGACGAAGGGGAAGATAAATCCGTATTTGAAATGTTTGATGAGGAAGAGCCTGAAGTTGAAGAATTGCCTGATGGCAGCGCTGTTTTTCGTACTAAAGACCTTGGTCCTGAAGAGGAGCCTGACTTTTATGCAAACATGGCAGACGAAATTTCGCAAGTTGACCTTGCGCCGATTGCGCAAAAGTACTTGGATCTTATTGAGAAAGATCGCGAAGCGCGTTCAGAACGTGATAAGCAATATGAAGAAGGCATCCGCCGAACGGGCTTAGGCAAAGACGCACCAGGTGGAGCGCAGTTTCAAGGCGCCAGCAAAGTTGTACACCCTATCATGGCCGAGGCATGCGTTGACTTTTCAGCTCGTGCCATTAAGGAGCTTTTTCCACCTGAAGGGCCTGTGCGTACTAAGATCGTAGGTGAGACAACTGATGATAAGGTCGAGGTCGCCGAGCGTAAGCGCGATTTTATGAACTGGCAATTGACTGAGCAGATTGTAGAATTTAGAGCCGAGGAAGAGCAAATGCTTACGCAAATGCCCCTTGGCGGTAGTCAGTACTTTAAGATGTGGTATGACGATCAGCAAAAACGGCCTTGCGTCGAGTTCATACCCATTGATAACATTTACTTACCTTACGCGGCAGGTAGCTTTTACACCGCGCAACGCGTGACCGAGGTTAATGACATCACGCAAGAAACATTTGAAATGCGTGTCAACCAAGGTCTATACATTGACCTAAGCTTAATGCCACCTTCACAATCACCGGAGCAATCCAAGGCCGAGCAAGCTAATGATAAGGTTGAAGGCAAAGCCGAGCAAGCTTTAAATATTGATGGCGTCCGCCGTGTCTTCCATATCTATACTTGGTTGGAGTTGGAAGATGATAAATTTTCAAAAGGCGAGCGTGCACCTTACATCTTAATGGTTGATGAGCTTAATCGTGCCGTTGTAGGTCTATATCGTAATTGGGAATACGACGATGACCGTTATGTAAAACTTGATTGGATTATTGAGTTTCCATTTATTCCATGGCGTGGAGCTTACGCTATTGGTATGCCACATTTAATTGGTGGCTTATCGGCGGCGTTAACAGGTTCGTTGCGTGCATTGCTAGACTCTGCGCATATAGCTACGGCGCCTACCATGCTAAAGCTAAAAGGCGCAAAGATTAGTGGCCAATCAACAAGCATTGAGCCTACGCAAGTCTCGGAGATTGAAGGCGCCCCTGGTGTTGACGATATTCGTAAAGTCGCCATGCCTGTGCCTTTTAACCAACCCAGTCCAGTGTTGTATGAGTTACTTGGTTGGTTGACCACTGCGGCAAAGGGCGTGGTTACGACCAGTGAGGAAAAGATTGCTGATGTTACGTCTAACGCACCTGTTGGCACAACGCAAGCTTTGATTGAGCAAGGCGCCGCAGTTTTCTCAGCCATTCACGCACGGTTGCACGCCAGCCAACGCCGCGTCTTACAAGTACTCACGCGAATCAACCGTTGGTACTTTGACGAGATGGACAAAGCCGAGATGGTTGAAGATCTTGGCATTAGAAAAGAAGACTTTGAGAAGAACAGCGATGTTATGCCGGTTAGCGACCCGCATATCTTTGCTGAGACGCAACGGTACGCGCAAATTCAAACTCTGGCATCACGTGCTGAGAAAAACCCAGACTTGTATAACCGCTTAGCTGTTGAGAAAAGAATTCTTAAGCAGATTAAGCTGCCAGATATTAATGAGGTGCTGCCTGATCCAAAAGACGTAAAAGAAATGAATCCGGCTTTGGAAAACGTAGCTATGACATTGGGCAAGCCTGTTGGCGCGTTTCCTCGACAAGATCATATTGCACACCTTATGGTTCACTGCGCCTATGCAATTGACCCAACCTATGGCGCAAGCCCATTGATTGCTAAGACATTTACACCGGCGTTTTTAGAGCACGCCAAGCAGCATATGACCCTATGGTATCTCAATCAGGTTGATGGCTATGCCAGTGCGGCGTTGGATAGACCCTTTAATGTTTTGAAAGAGCAACAGCTACCGCATGAGGCTGATAAGTTCATGGCCGTCATAGCGCAGTTGGTGCATAAGGATACGCAGCCAACATTCCAAAAGATCCAGCAAGTCGTGCAAGGTGCTATGCAAGTCATGCAGCAATTGCAAACACCTCAACCTATGGATCCGGCAACTCAGGCGTTTGTACAAACATCTATGGCCGAGACACAGCGACGAGCAACTAAAGACCAAGCCGACGCGCAGTTGGATATGGCTAAGTTGGAGCAAAAAGCGCAAGCTGATCAAGCTAAATTGCAAGCCGAGATTGTTATGAATACTGAAGATAACTTGGTGAATGAAAGAATCAAGACGGCAGAACTTACGCGCGATGCTGCCGACTTGCAAAATGAGCAAGTTCGTACTGCTCTTGACGCGCAGCGTATGGTTCAAACCTCATTAGGAGCATGACATGTCAGATGAAGGAATTAATCTCCACAAGAGAATGGCTATGGGAGCGAGCGAAGGTATTGCAAAAGCTTCAGGAAAGGGCCCAATTCAAAAATACGCAGAGGGCGGAAAAGTTATGCCGGAAAAGGGTATTGCTAATTTGCCTGCTCGTGGATCTGCACCTCCACCTTTGCCTGTAGGTGGTAAAACTAAGATTGCAACTATGAAAAAGGGCGGTATGCCGAAAAAGCCCCCTGGGCTTATGATTGCCATTGGCATGCCGGTTAAGAAATCATCCGGTCGTGGACGTTAATACATGCGCGTTTCCGATCTCATTGGCCGACTAAAAGCTGCGCAACAGCGGCTTGCCGGAGCCCTAACAGCTGGGACTCCACAATCTTATGATGCTTATCAGCGATTGGTCGGCGTACACCAAGGCTTGGATGAAGCCTTGAATATCATTAATCAACTTATAGAAGAGGAAGAGAATGTCGAATGACATTATTGAACAAACGCTTGAAGAAGCGTTTCCTGATATTGACCCTATGATGGCACCGTATGGGGCTAGAGTATTAGTCCAGTTACGTGCGGTGAAGGAAAAAGTATCAAAAGCCGGCTTGGTTTTAGTCGAAGAAACCCGCGAAACCGAGAAATGGAACACAATGATTGGTAAAGTCATTGCCATTGGGCCTTTGGCATTCAAAAAACGTGAATCAATGGAACCCTGGCCTGAAGGATCATGGGCTAATGTAGGTGATTTTGTTCGCGTACCAAAATGGGGTGGTGATCGATGGGAAGTTGACTACGAAAAAGGTGAGCATAAAGGCAAAGCTTTGTTTACTTTTTTCAATGACCATGAGTTGATTGGCAAAGTCACTGGCGACCCGTTGAAAATCAAAGCTTTCATTTAGTTTTGAAAGGAAACTATGCAATGAACGCCACAGAAAAGTTGGAAATGCAGATTGCTGAGGAGTCAGATGGCTCGGCAATCGTTAAAATGCCCATCACTGATGCTGATCTTGATCAAGATGACCAAGATGATGATCAAGATGACGTAAGAAGTGCATCAGATGGGTCTGAGAGACCCGATTCTTCGGAGGATGATGGCAACTATGGTCCGGATGATGACCGAGAAGCCATAAGAGCTGCACGCCGTGAGGAGAGAAAGCTTAAAAAGCAACTTCACCGTGAAAAAGCACGTGAATCTAATCATCTTATCAACGCTTTACGCAAACAAAACCAAGATTTAGCTCAACGCCTTGCTGCGGTTGAAACTAAAACTTCTGGCGCCGAGTTTGCAAGGCTTGAGAAGGCGATTGATGATGCTGCGACGCGAGTCGAGTATGCAAAATTGCAAATTAAGCAAGCGACGACTTCAAGAAATGGCGATGATATGGCCAAAGCTCAACAGCTTTGGTATGACAGCCAGCGCCAATTGGAAAGCTTGCAAGCTGTGAAAGACAATGCAGCAAAACAACTTTCGCAGCCTAAGCAAAACATTTCCGTGCCTGATCCAATGGTGCAAAAGAACGCCGCTGATTGGATGGGCCGTAATCGATGGTATGACCCTCAATTACGTGATCCAGACTCAAAAATTGCGCAAATGATTGATAATCAGCTCACCGAAGAAGGTTTTGACCCATCTTCGACTGATTATTGGGAGGAATTAGATGAAAGAGCGCAAAAATACCTTCCACATCGCTATAATTCAGGTTATAGTAGCAATGTCCGAAATCCAAAACCGAGATCCCCTGTGACAAGCTCCGGCCGCGAATCAGCACCATCACCTAAAGTTGGCGAGTTCAGGCTAGCACCTGAACGCGTTCAAGCTATTAAAGATGCTGGTATGTGGGATGATCCAGCTCAGCGTAAACGCATGGCTGATAAATATCGTGAGTTTGACCGTCAACAGAAGAAGGATCGCTAAAATGGATGATCGTTTAAGAAAGAATACTCGTGCTGGTCGTGAAAATCGTGCTGCTGAAGATGCATCACGGCAAGCCCCTGAGACTAAGTTTGCATTATCCGAGGAGCGTCGTAAGATGTTCCGCTCGGAATGGCTTCAAGAAGCTCTTCCGACCCCTCCTGAGATTCCAGGCTATCACCTCTGCTGGCTCTCATCCAATAACTCGTATGACCCTATTCATAAAAGAATGCGCCTGGGCTATGAGCCCGTGAAAGCCGATGAGTTGCCTGGCTTTGAGCATTTGAAAGTGAAAGCTGGCGAGCATGTAGGCTTTGTTGCGTGCAATGAGATGTTGCTCTTCAAACTTCCGATGGACATCTATCAGGAAATGATGTATGAGCTGCATCACAGATTGCCTCTTGAAGAACAAGAGAAAATCAAAGTGCAACAAGATCAGCTTCTACAGTCTCGCGACAAGAACGGTCGATCACTTGTTATGGTTGAAGGCGAAGGCATGAACTTTAATAATCCGGCTCCTGCAATACCTATCTTTGAATAGTATATGCAAAAGCCTATTTTTAGTAAGGACTAATGATGAGCGCTACTAATGCTCCGTTTGGCCTTCGTCCCGCATACCATCCTTCCGGGTTGGATCGCGCGACGGTATTGGCCGGCGGCATTCCGTCCGGGTACGCCACTCAGATTCTGAAAGGCCAGCCCGTTAAGTATAACAGCAGTGGTCAGATTGTACCTGCTGCTGCAGGTGATTCGTTTGTCGGTGCCTTTGCAGGCGTTGAATTTACCGACAGCACGGGTCGTTATCGTGTCTCTAACTACTGGCCTGCTAGCCAATCTTTGGCTACCAACACAGTAGCAACGGCATATTTTTACAGTGACCCATTGATTGTTTATGAGATCCAAGCGGATGGTTCGTTGGCTCAAACAGCCATTGGCGATCAAGCTGACTTTACCAACATTACGGCAGGTTCTTCTACTACCGGATTGTCGCAAGCAACGCTATCAACTACGTTGGTCGGTGCTGGTAACTCGGCTCAAATGCGTATCGTGGATATTGCACCTTATCCAGGCAATGCTTGGGGCGATGCATACACGATCGTTCGTGTAACTATTAACGAGTCGCAAGTTCAAGCGACCGTTAATGCATTCTAAGGAGGGCTAACAAATGGCAGCCCCGATGCGCAGTACGGACTTTAGGTCGATAGTCGAGCCTATTCTTAACGAATGCTTTGATGGCGTTTACGATCAGCGGTCCGATGAATGGTCCACGGTTTTCCGTGAGCAAATGGGTATTCCCCGTAACTACCACGAAGAGCCTGTATTGTACGGCTTTGGTGCAGCACCACAACTTCCTGACGGTAGCCCAGTTGCTTACCAACAGGGTGGTGTGCTCTTCCTCAAGCGTTATGTCTACTCAGTGTATGGCCTGGCCTTTGCACTGACTAAAGTGCTTGTGGAAGACGGCGACCATATCCGAATTGGTCAGGTTTACGCAAAGCATTTGGCACAATCCTTGGTGGAAACCAAAGAAACGCTTGCAGCCAACGTGCTTAACAATGCGTTTAACTCTTCATATCCTGGCGGTGACGGCGTTCAGCTGAATGCAACAACTCACCCCATCGTGAATGGTAACGTTTCTAACTTGTTGTCGACAGCTGCGAATCTTTCGCAGACCTCACTTGAGCAAATGCTTATTCAGATTCGCCAAGCTGTGGATAACAACAACAAGAAAATTCGTCTTCAGCCACTGAAGCTTGTTGTTGCCCCTGGCAACGTTTTCCAAGCTGAAGTCTTGCTGAAATCCGTTCTTCGTGCAGGTACGGCAAACAATGACATCAACCCGGTTAAATCAATCGGTTTGCTGCCTGAAGGCGCTACTGTGCTTTCACGTTTGACAAATGCTAACGCTTGGTGGGTGCAGACTGATGCTCCGGAAGGCATGAAGCTCATGATGCGTCGTAAGCTTGAAAAGACCATGGAAGGTGACTTTGAAACCGATTCCATGCGTTATAAAGCTACCGAGCGTTATGACATCGGCTGGACCGATTGGCGTTCCATGTATGGCACTCCTGGTGTCTAAATTGGTGAGAGGCTTTGGCCTCTCTCCTTAACAGGAGAATATAATGGCTCAAACGTATTTTGGTTCTACAGTCCGCGCCGGTTCAACGTCATTGTCAGACGCGACTGATGGCGGTTTCATGGTACTTACGCAAACTAGTACAGTAACTACGGTTGCTGCTGGAACTGCTGTGAGTGTTACTGAAGTACTACCTGCAAATTCACAAATTATCAATTTTTTTATTGATCAAGTTGTTGATGAAGTTGTAGGCGGCGGCACTGCAACTGCAATTAATGCAACGATTGGCACTGCTGCAGCTGGTACGCAGTATTTGTCTTCAACTAACGTAATTGCAGGTGGTCGTGCTGCATTAACATTTACTGCAGCGCAACTTTCAGCAATGGCTGATATTGGTAGTAATACCAATATTGTGCTAACAATTGCACCTAATGGTACGATCAGCACAACGCAAGGCGTTTATCGCTTTACCGTTGTTTACGCACAAAAAGTGTAAGGGGAAGATCATGGGTCAATTTAAGCTAATGCCAAAGATGGAAACGACCGAGCCTTCTGTAATTCTTAAACTTGCAAATGGTGGGCCTGTTAAGAAAGCAATGGGCGGGCGTATGCCTGCTGCAGCTATGCCTTCTGAACGTGGTGTGCCTGCTGCAGCACGTCGAGGCGTTGCACCCCCAATGACTGTACCCAAGGGTGGGATACGCGGACCGATGATGCGCAAAAATGGTGGTGAGGTTGAATCTGCATCGATGCATAAAGCAGAGATGTCTGGGATTAAAGGCATTAAGAAAGAGCTGAAATCTCATGAAGGTAAACCTGCTTCCAAAGCGCATAAGGGTCTTGCCACTGGTGGCGTGGCATTGAAAAATGCCAAACATGGTGGTAAAATGAAGAAAGCCTACGGCGGCGCGTGCTAATGATGGGGGCTTCGGCCCCTATCTCACTTTAAGGACTGATCATGGCCGATGCAGTGACTAGCCAAACATTACTTGATGGCGAGCGTTTGGCCATCATGAAGTTTACCAATATTAGTGATGGCACAGGCGAAACTGCTGTCACAAAAGTAAATGCGTCAGCACTTGCACCTAGTAATTCAGGCAAAGCATGTGTTGGTGTAGTTGTAAATAAAATTAGTTGCGTCTGTCACGGTATGGAAGTTCGTATGTACTGGGATGCAACAACTGATGTGCCATTTTTCTTGGCTACAGTTAATACAAACTATGAAAATGATTTTTCTAGGTTTGGTGGTATAACAAATAATTCAGGTGCAGGTAAAAACGGTAACATCGTTTTTTCAACTGCCGATGCAAGTGTCGGTGATACTTACACGGTTGTTTTGGAAATGGTGAAATCCTATGCCAGCTAAGACTAAAGCGCAATTTAGACTTATGAAAGCGGCTGAAAACAGTCCGTCTTTTGCCAAACGTGTAGGCATTCCTCAGTCTGTGGCAAAAGAATACACGCAGTCTAATGTAAAAGGCAAAGCGTATAGCCGTTTGCCTGAAAAAATGGCTAAAGGCGGTGACCCGCGATTGTCTGTTTCTCGTGGTGAGAAGTTACCTACTTCACAAGGTGCGGGTCTTACCGAGAAAGGTCGTCAGAAATTTAATCGCGCAACAGGTGCTAACTTGAAAGCTCCTGCACCGCACCCAAAAACAAAAGCCGACGCAGGACGTAAAAAGTCATTTTGCGCGCGTATGAGTGGTATGCCTGGACCTAAGTACGATGATAAAGGCAACTTAACTCGTAAGGCGGCATCGTTGAAGCGTTGGAACTGCCCGGGGTGGTAAATGGCTACAAGCGGAACAGTTGGTCAAACCCTTGTTACTGTTCAGCAACTAATTGACCACGGCGCTAGGCGTGCCGGAAAGCTTGCTGAAGAGTTGACCAATGAGCAAGTCTCAGCTGCTAGGACTAGCTTGTTTTATCTTCTTTCTAATTTGGCCAATTATGGCATACATTACTGGTGTATAGAAAAAACAGTTATTGGCCTTATTCCTGAAAAGTACGTCTATTCGTTGCCTGTAGGCACCGTTGATGTGCTTAATGCTAATTACCGTACGGTAACGGCAAACACAACAGGTGGGTATAGCTCATCAGGCACGGCTGCAAACGCCTTTGATGGCCAATTTACCAATATTTGTCAGCTTTCAAATAACACGGGCAATATTGGTATCAATCTTGGCACAGGCAATAACGTTTACATTGGCACCGTAGGTATATTGCCAGCCATTACTGGATCGGTTACGATTCAAATCCAGTATTCAACAGATAATTCCACATGGACTACAATTGAGAGCCCTGGAGCCACATCTTGGGTCTCAGGGCAATGGTTGTATTATGATCTGGAACCTTCTGCGTCTGTTCCCTATTGGCGTATCTTACAAACAGCCGGTAGCAATATGGGAGTCTACCAAGTCGTCTTTGGCTCAAATGCCACGGAAATTCCTTTGGCTCGCCTTAACCGTGATGACTACACTAATCTTCCTAATAAGAATTTTTCTAATAACTATCCTTTGCAGTACTGGTTTGATCGCACTATTCCTCAGCCTAGTATGTATTTGTGGCCTTCACCTAGTACATACCAGCCTCAGTTGGTTGCATGGCGTTATAGACAGATTGAAGACGTAGGCGCTTTATACGGTTCTTTGGCTATACCACAACGGTGGTATTTAGCAGTACAAAACATGCTTGCGCATCAAATGGCTATGGAATTGCCTGCCGTACCGCTTGAAAGAATCGCTTATTGCGAACAACAGGCAGAAAAGTACTGGTTAATGGCAGAGCAAGAAGAAAGAGATAAGAGTCCGATTTATTTTGCTCCCAATATTAGTTATTATACGCGGTAATCATGCCACGTTTTCTAAATACACTAGGTAATACGGTTTTATCGATTGCGATATGCGATCGGTGTAAGATGAAGCGTGCATACCCTAGTTTAGGGATGGACCCAAATTTTCCTGGGTTACGTGTTTGTGATCAAGGTTGTGTTGACCAAAAAGATCCTTATCGACTTCCTGCTCGACAGCCTGAAAAGATTGCGTTGCGTTTTCCACGGCCTGATGTGAGTGTTGCTGCAGATAACGACGCCATAGTTACAAATCCATATGGTAACTATCTTATTTCGCCTGAGCAAAATACTGCCACGCCGTCACAAAATGGTAATCTTAATAATTTGAGTCCGTAATATGACAGCAAACGTTACCATTACGCAACTACCTGCTGCTGGAGCAATTACAGGCACAGAGCTAGTGCCTATTGTGCAAAATGGCGTTACCAAGCAAACGACGACAGGCGCCATTGCTGCATCGCCAAGTCAAACACAAACCTTTTTAACTCTTAATCAAGAGCCATCGTTACCTAACAGTCGATACCTGTCAACAAATACTGGGCTAGGCTTAACAGATGGTGGGGCGCAGTCTTTTTATAGAATTAGTCTTAATGGCGCATCAGGTTCATTAGAATCTGCAAGCACTGGTCTTGTTGTCAAAACTGCATCAAATACAGTAACTTCAAGACAAATTATTACTTCAGGAACAGGGCTTAGTGTAACAAATGGCAATGGTGTAAGTGATAATCCGACATTATCGCTTTCGGGACTAGCTGCGTCATTTGCAAATCTTGGCGGTTCAGGCATTGTGTTTGTTAATTCAGGTACAAATGCAGGCTTGCGCCTACTTACAGGAACTGCAAATCAAATAACTATTGTTGATGCTAATGGCGTTGCAGGCAATCCAACATTTTCAATTGCTGATGATCCTACGCTTCCTGGTACTGGTTCTGCTGTGTTGCCATCGGGCACAACAGCGCAGCGTAGTGCTTCAGCGTTTGGCGCCTTACGATACAACACTGATTTAGGTGTCCTTGAGTCATATACAGCATCTGCAGGGTGGGCAGCCATTGGCACTGGTGGCGTCGGAGACGTTATTGGACCCTCATCTGCGGTTGATAATCAGATCGTACTGTTCAATGGCATAACAGGCAAATTAATCAAAGCAGCAACGACGACAGGGCTGCTTAAGGCTTCATCTGGAGTAATTGCTGCGGCCGTTGCAAGCACTGATTACGCGCCTGCAACAACAGGAACAGCCGCGCAATTATTAGGCAGCAATGGGTCTGGTGGTTTTAGTAATGTCACCGTTGGGTCAGGTTTAAGTTATAGCGCAGGCACGTTAACAGCCACTGGGAGCGGTTCGGGGAGTGTTACTAGTGTTGCCCTAACCATGCCAACAGGGTTTTCGGTTGCGGGATCTCCAATCACGACGTCAGGAACGCTGGCTGTATCAACTACCTTAAGTGGGATTCTTAAAGGGGATGGTTCTGGTTTCACAACCGCGACTGCAAGCACTGATTACGCGCCTGCGACAACAGGAACCTCTGCGCAATTATTAGCAAACAATGGCTCGGGTGGATTCAGTAATGTTACGGTTGGGTCTGGATTAAACCTTACAGCGGGGACATTAACAGCAACTGGAAGTGGTTCAGGCACAGTAACTTCTGTGGCACAAACATTCACAGGCGGTATTGTTTCTGTTGCGGGTTCTCCAATCACGACTTCTGGAACTTTAGCGTTAACGATCGCTGGCACCAGTGGCGGCATTCCTTATTTCTCCAGTGGAACAACCTGGGCCAGTTCAGGTGCTTTAACTGCTAGCGCAATTGTTGTCGGTGGAGGTGCTGGGGCAGCCCCAAGCACAATAACGACGGGTACTGGTGTTACTGCAGCATTAGGTGTTAACACTGGCACCGCAGGCGCTTTTGTTGTGAATGGTGGTGCTCTAGGTACACCAAGCTCTGGTACGGTAACAAACCTAACCGGTACGGCTTCAATCAATATTAATGGCACGGTTGGGGCAACAACACCAACCACAGGTGCTTTTACTACCCTTTCTGCATCGTCAACAACAACCTTTTCAGGTTTAACAGCAAGCACTGCACTTGCACTTGATGCAAGCAAAAATGTTGTTAGCGTGACAAACACAGGATCAGGTAGCAACGTGTTGGCAACTTCGCCAACCTTGGTCACACCTAATCTTGGCACACCGACAACATTGACGTTGACTAATGCCACAGGCTTGCCATTGTCTACAGGCGTAACCGGAAACCTGCCCGTTACAAACCTGAACTCAGGAACATCAGCATCATCAACAACATTTTGGCGAGGCGACGGCACATGGTCTACGCCAACAGCGGCCGCAACAATTCCCGTAAGTGACGAAGGTACGCAAATAACGGCTGCAGTATCTTCGTTTAATTTCGTCGGATCTGGTGTAGCGGCAACGGCGGTAGGTAATGCAGTTACTGTGACCGTTTCAGGTGGCGGAGGCGGGAGTGGTGATACTACAATCACAGGTGTCAATGTTGGTGTAGGTCCAATTTATCTGGACTCTGGCGTTTCGGTGACCGTCCCAACAAGTCAAAGCTGGTATGTGCTTAAACCTGGCGCATTAGCAACTTTGTATTAAAAGGAATAGTTATGTCTGCATTAATTGTAAAAGGGAATGCTAGTGGTACTGGAGCCACTACACTTCAATCGGCTAATACTGCATCGAGCACGACATTTACGCTTCCGGGCGTGGACGGAACATCAGGACAGTTTCTGTCTACCGATGGTTCTGGCAATCTGACATTTACATCTGGTGGCACAGGAAGCGTAACCACGGTTTCGGTTGTTTCGGCTAACGGCCTAGCCGGAACAGTTGCAAACGCAACCACAACGCCAGCAATTACGCTTTCCACCTCAATCTCTGGTGTCTTGAAAGGTAACGGCACAGCGATTTCTGCTGCGACTGCGGGAACAGATTATGTGGTTCCTGGAGGCGCTTTAGGTACGCCATCTTCTGGAACGCTCTCTAGTTGTACGGTAGATGGTACAAACAAGGTTGGCTATCTTGGTGCGCCACAAAGTACAAATACAACCGTAGCGGCAAGCGATGCGGGTAAGCACATTTACTTTACGGGTGGTTCTACAGCAACGCTTACGGTAAACACAAATGCGACAACTGCCATTGACGTAGGCACAGTAATTCTTGTGGTCAATAATAATTCTGGAAACCTAACGATTTCTGGTGCTGGCGTGACGTTTCAGCTTGCCAATGGATCAACGGGTAATAGAACGGTGGCAACTAAAGGTATGGCGACAATGTTGAAGGTTGCAACCGATACTTGGTATGTTTCCGGAGCGGGGGTAACCTGATGGCTGGCGCACTTACAGCGGCAATTGCAGCGGCGTTTTCTGGTGGCGCTGCTACCGACCCTTACTTTGAATACACCACGCTATTGCTTCCAGGCAACGGAACCAACGGCGCACAGAATAATACGTTCTTAGATGCGTCTACCAACAACTTCACCATCACCCGCAACGGCAACACCACACAAGGTACGTTCTCACCGTTCTCGCAGACGGGGTGGGGGAATTATTTTGGAGGAAGCGGTAATTATCTTAGCGTAGCGGATAATGCGGCGTTTGAGTTTGGTAGCGGTGATTTTACTATTGAGGGTTGGATCAATGTTCCTGATACTACAAACTACGCAATTTACTCAAAGGGAAATTTTGGGACTCTTATAGCATTAAATACAGATAAGACAATAACATTCTATGCTTCTTCAAACGGGTCGTCATTTAATATTTCAAATAATACCACGTTTGGTACGCTTACGTTAAATACGTGGAATCACTTTGCTGTTTCTAGGGAAGGCAATAACATTAGATTATTCCTAAACGGAGTTCTGGGAGCCACGGTCAATACATCGGCGACCTTGTACGATGATTCAGGCGTCGCTTTGATTGGCAGATGGACTAACGGCGCAGCTATATTTCACATGCTGGGCTATATTTCAAACCTCCGCTTAGTCAAGGGGAGGGCTGTATATACATCGGCCTTTGACCCACCAACATCGCCATTGGGTGCAACATCAGGCGGACAAAATCCACCGCAAGGCACAGAAACTTCCCTCCTCACCTGCCAATCCAACCGCTTCATAGACAACAGCACCAACAACTTCACCATCACAAGAAACGGCTCTCCCTCCGTACAAGCCTTCTCCCCATTCAACCCCACCTCAAGCTGGTCTGCTACGACTAATGGTGGGTCAGGGTATTTTGATGGGACTGGGGATTATGTAGCGGCTAGCAGTGCAGGAACAGCAGCAAATTTGGGAACAACGTGGACTGTAGAGTGCTGGTTATATCCAACAAGTGTTGCTTCAACGGCAGGAATTGTAAGTATCAACACTGGAACGACTAATCAAGGCATAAATATTTATAGAAATGGCACGACCATTCTCGTAGATAACGGCGGATCTGCCGGAACTGGCCCCAGCGGAGGTACACTAATTGCCAATGCGTGGCAACACTTAGCTATTGTTGCAGACGGAACGAATACAAAAATTTGGTTAAACGGGTCTCAGGCTGGAAGCACATATACTGGAACCGTAACATCAGGTACGCCAACTCAAATTTGGGTTGGTTCAGCAGTTACTGGGTTAGGTCTGTGGTCAGGATATATTGCCAACGCTAGAATCGTCAAAGGCACTGCCGTCTACACAGGCGCATTTACTCCACCCATTGCACCGCTAAGCACTTCAGGATCAGCATCAGCCTCGGCTTACTCCAGCACCACCAACGTCAACACCAGCTTTGCAAGCTCTGAAACATCCCTCCTCCTCAACTTCACCAACGCTGGTATCTACGATGCCACAAGCAAGAATGATCTGGAGACGGTGGGCAATGCTCAGATAAGTACGACACAGAGCAAGTGGGGTGGTAGCTCTATG